CGTCGGACCGTCACTTGGTCTGGTGAAGTCAACTTTAGCGGCCACCTCGACTTTAACAAGAAGATCGGCTCGAACATTCAAGGTTCGGGCCGGCTTCCTGGTCAGTCGACGAATCGCTGGAAAATACGCTCTGTGAAGAGCACTTTTCCTCGCTATCATCTGGTAGGTGCCACTTTCGATCTTTCACGAGATCAAGTGATGAGTGGTCTATCGTTACTCTGGTCCTTTGGCTCAGGTCGTAAGACCGAAGCTCGCGCTTACTCCGATGCCCTCGCGGCTAGGGAGCGTGCGAATCTCCGTTTGGTGAACCGCACTTCGAAAGAAGTGTGGGAACCTTACGGGCATTTGTAAGAGGACCTATCTCTGGAGTCCCCTGAATGTCTGCAATTGCAAACATCGTGCTGAACGACGCACTGGCAACCCCAGTGGCACACACCTTCGCGCCTGCGAAGACCGTCGCCGACTACGCGCTTCTCGAGGATCGCGTCGCAGGTCTTTACATCGGCTTTAACAAGCTGGTGTTTGATCTGCGGCGTCCCAAGGGGAACGCGCAAGTCGCCAATCGGAACATCGATCTGGTGATCCGAGTGGAAACTCCCAAGTTGGAGGTCGTGAGCAACAACACGGTTTCCGGCATTGCGCCGGCACCGACGGTTTCGTACCGCCCGGTGGCCGAGTTGAAGTTCACTTTCCCCGACCGCTGCTCTCTGCAGGACCGTAAGGACCTGCAGAAGTACGTGTTGCAGCTGATGTCAAACAGCTTCGTCACGGATGCAGTGGAGAAGTTCGAACTGCCCTATTAAGGGTAACCGAATTTCTGACTCGAATGAGTCGCTTGAGAGTTAGTCTGTGTCACATAGCTCTGGATGAATTTCCTGAGCTTCCTCAAATGAATATTAAGGAACTGCTATCATGAATAAGCGTTACGCTTGCCTCTCTGTTTCCACTCTTTCGGATGGAAACTTCGCTGCTTGTCTGAAAATTCGGATGTCCTCGCGGACGTCTGAAGATCTGATTGAGCAGGAGAACATCCATTGGGCTGCAAGCTCTTTGGATGAACTCGTAGACAAGATCGTAGCCTCTTCTGGGCAGATCCTTGTTATTCTGAGCGATCACGACTTTTGGATTCCGATCCCACTTGGAATGTGGGCTGATTTTTCGACCCCTTGGATACAAGCTTCAACACTTGTATCCTCGGGGAAGCATCATCAGATTCTGCCCGCGCTGTTTGACGAGTATTCGAATCAGATGCTGGATAGCATCTTCAGATTCGTTAACGACATCAAGCATTACGGCGAAATTCGGAGCTAAAAGTTGAGATCGGACACCGCAGGCGCTCGTGTGCGAAAGCCACGTCACGCTCGCCGTCCTCTCTCCGAGCAATTGGAGAGAGCTAAGCGAAGCGGAGCCTTCAGCCTGGATAGGTTGAAGTGCCGGGTCTCAGCCTCAGACCTAGCCCCCAGAGTGTGGGAGAGTCTCAATACCCCCGTAAGTCTGTCGTGTTATCTCATGTGGAAACATGGGGAACACGCGCAGCTGGCGGAGAAAAAGATAAACTCCCAGCACTACAAAGACCCAGCAAAGTTCTTCCTAGACTACCAGAGTGTAAATCTCTTAGCCAAATATCCGTTCCTGGAAACAGGGATAGATACAGAGGCGGTAGCGCGAAAGAAGTTCCTAGCTGCTGAAGTGAAATGCATGAAGGTGAATGCACGTTTTCGGGAAAGAGAGTCGGGGTCGTTATTCGCACCCCGCGTTGAACGCATCATTTCTGCTGCGCAACGTAAAATCGCTCTCATACTCGGTGACGTGCCTAGCCTTGAAGCAATGGACTTCAGGTTCGGTCCAGGGGCAACGTTTGGTGTGCGCGGCGAAACATCGCCGTACAATAAGGTCATTGCTGACCTAGAGTGCACCGACGCTATGACTGTGGGGCTCGAGGAGTTTCTCCAAGAGTTTCCTGGTTGGATTGAGCCAGGCCTGCACGAGGTAAAACTCGTGTTTGGATCACAGTTAGCCTTTGTCCCCAAGAACGCTACCACGGACCGACCCATTTGCATTGAGCCGCTATTAAACGGCTTGATGCAGAAGGGGATCGGAACGTGGATGCGAAAGTGTTTAAAAAGGATCGGGATAGATTTGGACGACCAATCAGTCAACCAAGTACTAGCCCTGCAAGCCATCGTGAAACGGCTTGCAACCGTCGACTTTCGGTCGGCGTCCGACACAATCGCATATCACGCAGTTCTAAATCTGCTCCCCATAGAATGGGTTGCTTTTTTAGATCGTTGCCGCAGTCCCAGTTACTGGGACGGCAAACATTGGGTAAACTTTCACAAGTTTTCCTCAATGGGCAACGCGTATACCTTTGAACTCGAGACCCTGATCTTCTACAGCATTGCGAAAGCGTGCTGTGATGAATTAGGGATTGAGTCGACTGTTCGTGAGAACCTGTCGGTATACGGGGATGATGTTATCATCCCGGCGGAAGCGTTTGACCTTTTCCAAGAGGTCACTGGTGTAATCGGTTTTGACATAAACACGGAAAAGACCTTCAGAGAGGGTCTTTTTTACGAGTCATGTGGTCACGATTACTTCAGCGGGGAACTTGTACGTCCGTTCCTGTGGAAACGTAAGCTAGATAAACTTACGCAAGCCTTCTATGCCGCAAATACAATTAAACGCATCGCCAAGAGGTGGAATACTCTCATCCGTAAGGATGGGTGCGCTCTGCCTCTTTTGGATGTATATAATCGTGCTGTTGGCGGGATTCCTTCCCGATACCGTCGGAAGGGTCCTGAGGGCTTTGGAGATGGTCACCTCATCAGTGACTTCGATGACGCCGCGCCTCCGCTCGCAAGAGACGGATGGTGTGGATTTGTCTTCGACTCCTTCCAGGAACGTGCCATCCTCCACCGCCCAAAAGGCGACAGTGGAGAGTGGCCCGCAGGCTATGCGCTTTATTGTGCAATGTCTGCGTCCCAAACGTGGGATCGTTCAGTGCCCCGAGATTCAGATGTCCGGGACCTTGCGCTTTGGGCCGGCCGAGTTGCAAAACTCGGTCAGCCAAAACGCGCAGGGGGACACGGGTCTGATTCAAGGGGATACTCGATACGAGGTCGTACGAGAATAAAGAAGGTACGCACGTTCTGTCCCTCGGGAGAGTGGACAGACATGGGTCCCTGGATGTAAGTCCAGGTTTTCCCTCT